ATATCAAGTGGAATCGCGTGGTATATTTTAGAGCAAACGGATATCTCTAGTTTGTATAAAGCTGTTATTTATGGAATTGTTGGTGTTATATCACCAGAAGTAATTGAAGGCATCGTTACTTTGGCTAAAAGAATCGCAAAAAACCCTTCGCGATTTATTCGGAAATGATTAATGAAAACCCTTGCTAGAATATTTTTACTTTCAATTGTAGGTATCTTTTCGTATAAAGCTTTACTTGGAATCTGCGTGTGGTATAGAGAAAAGTTTAACGGTCTTGAGCTGCCGTCCGAAACACTGAACGCAGCGGCTGACGATATTCTTTTGGGTCTTGTGGTCTTTATTACAGTGGTATTATCTTCTCAAATTGGTAGAAGAAGATGTAAGTAATAAGAATTAAACTATATAAATAGTTGTATGGCTAAACCAACAACTAGAACCGAATTAGCTGACTACTGTTTAAGAGCACTAGGTGCGCCGGTGGTTGAGATTAATATTGACGACGATCAAATCGAAGATCGCATTGATGAAGCTATTCAATACTGGCAAGAGTATCATTCTGATGCTGCTGTAAGGACACTGATTAAACATCAGATAACTGCTAGCGAAATTGCAAGTAATGAAATCGAAGTTCCTGATGCAGTTCTTTCTGTTGTAAGAGTTCTTGCATTTCAAGACTTTTCCAGCGCGTCTTTATTTAACGCAAAATATCAAATGTATCTTAATGATTTCTTTGGAGTAAGAAGCCCGGGTGGTCTACTGAATTACGAGCTTACCTCTCAATACATGAGTTTGGTTGAAGATATTCTTAACGGTCATGGACAGGCGCTGTCTTTTAATCGTCATAAGAATACTATTAAGTTTCACGCTGATATTACCGACCACGTATCAGAAGGAGAGTTTCTAATTTTTGAAACTTTTCAAACCATAAACCCCTCTAGTTATCCAGACATTTTTGATGACATGGGTTTAAAGGAACTTCTTACGCTTCTTATCAAAAAGCAATGGGGTCAAAATATTAGTAAGTTTGAAGGTATGCAGCTGCCAGGTGGTGTAACTATAAGTGGAGCGAAAATATATGACGATGCGGTTGCTGATCTTAAAGAGCTTAAAGAAACGTGGCAGCTTAGATATGAAGAACCCCTTGACATTTTTATTGGATAATGCCAACCAATCCATACTTTCAAAACGGAACTCGGCAAGAGCAAGATCTTTACGAGTCACTAATCATTGAAGCCATTCAAATTTATGGTGTCGATGCTTATTACATTCCTCGTAAAATCGTTAAACAAGATTTGATACTCAATGAAGATCTTATAAGCGCATTTGAAAAAGCTTATAAGATTGAAATGTATGTCGAAAGTGTTGATGGATTTGAAGGTGATGGTCAGCTGCTTTCCAAGTTTGGTCTTGAGATTCGCGACAGCGTTAACTTGGTAATAGCCAATCTTCGCTGGAACCAACTTATAGGTCAGTATGGATATTCAGAGAATAGCGCTCGCCCGCTAGAAGGTGATCTTATTTACTTTCCTTTAACTAAAGGATTATTTGAAATTAAGTTTGTTGAAACCAATAAACCATTTAGACAACTTCAAGACATCCCAATCTTCCGTCTTTCTTGTGAGTTGTTTGAATACGAAAGTCAAGAAATCGACACAGGAATCGCAGAGATTGATGTCATTCAAGCTGATAATGGTAATCACATGGTTGCAGAATATACCAACAATGATTCACCGATTCAAGAGTTGGAAGCTAATGAAACCTTAAACTTTACTCTTCCAAGTGGAGTAACAGGTTCGTGCGAGTTCTTTAAATACGAAACAACTACTGGTTCTCCACAACTTGAAAGAATACACATTGGTTTACCGACGTTTGATGATGGAAAATACCATGCTATAACAGCTGGAACAATAATGATTGGAGAGAATAGCGGAGCTTCAATCACGGTGAGTAGATTTAATACAATAGATGATGGTACTGCGGATGACGACGAGCTTTTCCCAAGTGATCCTGCCGCACAAAACTCTATCTTTAGTCAGACAGTTAATGCGAATGATTTCCTTGACTTTAGCGAAGAGAATCCATTTGGTGAACCATTTAACTTCTAAGCATGCTAAGTAATCCATATTTTTATAATGAAACGCTTAAAAAGACTGTGGCGGTTTTTGGTACTCTCTTTAATGACATTGAGATAGCCAATATCTCCGCAGGGAAAATGGTTGGGGTTCAACGCGTTTCTCTTGCGTATGCACCAAAAGAAAAGTACCTTGCTCGTATTGAAGCTGATGTGGAAAACGATATTGGTTTAAAGCTGCCTCGCATGAGCTTTGAAATGACAGGACTTTCATACGACGCTGAGGTTAAGCTAAATCGTTTAAATAGAACAGTTCAAACGAACGATGAAGGAAATAAAGTTAAAGTTTGGCAAAATGCTCCTTATACATTATCCTTTGATTTAAATATAATGTCAAGAGGACAAGATGAAGCGCTGCAAATACTTGAACAAATAATTCCTCACTTTAATCCAAATTACACAGTTACTGTTAAAGGTCTTGAAGGACCTGAAAGTAAAACTGATATACCTATCACTCTTGAAGGTGTTAACTTTGAAGATGGATACGAAGGAGACTTTGAGTCTTCTAGAAGACTGCTTATATACACTTTATCATTTAGTCTTAAAACAAAATTTTCGTTTTTTCCTTCAACCGTTGGCCTTATAGAAACTGTCGATACTTTCTTTCACGACTTCGACACCAATGGCGCGTATGTAGACGCTGGTGTAAGAGTTACCGAAACAACTACAGTAATTGGAACTAAACCTGATTCATAACATGCTTGGTCACTCGTATTTTTATAATGGCACAGTTAAGAAAATGGTGTCAATATTTGGTCAACTATTCAACGATATTGAAATAGCACAAGTTGTTGGAGGAAAGATTACGGGTGTTAAACGCGTTCCTCTTTCTTATGCGCCAAAAGAAAAGTTTCTTGCCCGTATTAAAGTTGGTATAGAAAATAGTGTTGCATTACAGCTTCCTCGTATGAGCTTTGAGATGACTGGACTTTCATACGATACCGCCACCAAATTAAATCGTATGAATAGAAATGTTCAGACCGATAGTGAAGGTAACCGCGTTAAAGTAAATCAGAATGCTCCTTATAATATTATCTTTTCTCTGAATATTATGTCAAGAGGACAGGATGAAGCATTACAGATTTTGGAACAAATAATTCCTCACTTTAATCCAAATTATACTTTAAGTGTTAAAGAACTAGAAGGTCCAGAAAGTATAACCGATGTTCCTGTAACTTTAACAAGTATAAGTAGCGAAGATGGATATGAAGGCGACTTTGAATCTTCTCGTCGTTTGATTATTTACACACTATCCTTTAGTGCTAAGACTAAGTTTATAAGTAATCCAGGTCCCAAGAGTCTTATCAAATCGGTAGATACTTTCTTTAATGACTTTGATACTTCGGGAAGGTATACAGACGCGGGTGTAAGAGTTAGAACAAAATTTCAAACCGATACAGAAGACTCGCACACAGTTGTAGTCGAAATTGGCGAGCCGCCTGATCCAGAAAATGTGTGGGATTCTCCAAGTACATAATAAGACAAATAAATAAACTTATGAGTAAAAAGGACGACATGGTCGCCGCGCTGCAAAAGAATTTAGATGAAGTGAAAAAGACTTCTGACGAGCTTGCAGCAGTTGATTCAATGATAGGACCGTCCGATGCTCAACTTGTAGACGAGACCGAAGAAGATTATCGTTATGCTAGAGAACGTATTAAGAAACTTATAGAAACTTCGGAGACTGCAATTGATTCCATGTCTTGTCTTGCAGCAGACGCTGAACATCCTCGCGCCTTTGAGGTATTGGGAACCTTGATTAAACAGGCTGCAGAAATGAATCAACAACTTTTAGATCTTCAAAAGCAGCGCAAGACTCTTGTTAAATCAGATGACCCAAAAGGTAATGAAGGTGGATCTACTACTAATAACGCCATCTTTGTTGGAACCACATCTGAACTCCAGAAGTTCCTTAAAGGATCAGATAGCGAGACTATCAATGTTTAATCCTTTTATCCCTTCGGGAACTAATTATATCAAAACGTAAAAGGCTTGTAAAGGAAAAAAGAAAAAAATTAATGTCCAGTCCGCTGTCATATAATGGAAATCCCAATGTAAAAGCTGATGGAGTGCAAGTGGAATTTACTAAGCATGAAGTAAATGAATACATTCGATGCAGCAAAGACGTATCTTACTTCTGTGAGAACTACGTAAAAGTCATCAGCCTTGATAGTGGTTTAACCCCATTTGTTCTTAGGGGCTATCAAAAGAAAATGGTCGAGCATCTTAATGATAATCGCTTTTCTATTATTCTTGCTTGTCGCCAAAGCGGTAAGAGTATTACCTCGGTTGCATGGCTACTTCACTATGTTATATTTAACGCTGATAAAAAGGTTGGCATTCTAGCAAACAAAGGCGCGACTGCAAGAGAAATGCTGGGCCGACTTACGCTAATGCTAGAAAACCTTCCCTTCTTTCTACAACCAGGATGTAAAGTTCTGAACAAAGGTAGTATCAAGTTTAGTAA